GTGTGCCAAACTACACCTAGTGTTGCACTACCTATCTCTTTTCCTAGTTTAGAATCTTTTAAAACTGCGTACAAAATTGTGTTTGGTTGAAATGTAATGTACTCTTTCCCGTCCATTTTCATATTCGTTTTGTCACCTGCAGTAAACATTAAGTCTCCCTGTAGGATTTCTTTCATTCCAATACCTGAGAAAGCATTAAATGCTTCAGTGAATTTTGTTTTGAGTGTACCGTTTAGGTCGGGTGAATCATTGATTTCTTTTACACTAGAATAGAAAAGAGCACCCGATTTATTGAATAGTGATTTTTTTGCAACAAAGAACTTACCTGTTTCGGGGTGAGGGCCACACCAAATTGCAGGAGCACCGTCCCACTTGACGGTCATATTAACTCTTCCTGATGCGTTACCTTTCATCATATCTCTTAACTCTCTTAAGAAATTGATAGATGCACGACCACCCGAAATTCCGTAGTTAATAATTTCGTCTTCTAAGTGTTCTAAATGTAAGTTCTTTCCAGCCATATTAGTCTGTTGCAATTTATTATTGTAAGTTTACATTACTATTTATGCATTTGCAAGCACTAATGCATAAAAAAAGGGGTCTGCAGAACCCCTTTAAAACTCCTATAGGTTTTAGTTGTCTAGTCTACTGTTGCAAGCATTTCCACGAGAGTTAATTTCATAATATCAACATCAGTTTTTAAAGCAGCTGCTATTGCGTCCCAACTTGACCTATCGTTAGTGAATTTATTCCACTGGTCGTATGAATGCGTTCTTGGGTCGGAAGTTACCTCTGTAACATCAGGATTTCCTGTTCTCCAATGTGGTAAGAAGAAATGAGCACCAGCATATGTTTCGTGTCCGTCAATAGTTGCAGAACTTTCTGAAAAACCTGTAAAATTAGTTCCGTCATGGGTGTAACTTCTTAAAGTCCATGCTTTAACAACTCCCGTCATCCATTCCCATTTTCCTTCCAGTTCAGTTATGTCTGCTTGATAATCATCACAAACGTCTTGTGTGTATACTATTCCATCTGTAATGTGTGTATTTCCTGATGTTGCTGCCATTTTTTATTTCCTAGTTTGGTATTTGTACCTTTATTTATATTTTCTGTAATGGTGTCGAAGACAATTTTGTATCAATTTTATCAATTTTTTTAGATAATTTTTCTATGTTTTCATTATCGTGTTCTTTTTTAGCGTCCCTTAGTGCGATTTTCAAGTCAACCTTTTTTTGTAACTCGTCAAGAACTTCACGGGATTTCAAATTCTTCTTCATATAACTATTTAGGTCTAAACTTTAAAGTCTCCAAATTTACTTTCAGACCTACCTCTATCGAAAACTGGTGTTGAATCGTCCTGTTCTATTGCAGAATCAACCAACTCCTCTTGTGCTTCTTGTTCACAATCATATAGTTTCATTCTTGCCCTATCAATACCAATAACAAATCTCTTGAATATTGTGGGGTCGTTATATCTATTCTTTAACTGTTTAACAACTAATTGGTCTAACTCTTCTAATTCGTCACTAGTAATCAATGCAAACATTAAATCTGCAGTTGCAGGAAGACCAAATGATTCAGAAGTATCAGTCAATTCAATATCTGTTGACCCATAACCACTTCTTGTTGTTTGTGTTGCACTCATAATCGGTACGTCAAACTCTACTGCAAGTCCTCTCAACTCTTCTGCAATACTCTTAACAAGTGTGTATGAGTTTGCACCAGCACCTGGCTTAATTCTATGACTTGCACATATGTTTAGATAATCAACAAATATGATATCGGGTTTGAAATCTTTTTTGATTTCTAATTCCTGTAATAAGTGTCTAAAGTGTCCGACATGAGCAGATGCAGTCGGATATTCTTTTACAATAAGTTTACCTTGAGTCTTGTTTTTAAGTTTCTCAACCTTTTTACCAAATTGATTTTTTGTTATTTCGGGTAAATCACCAATAGGAATATTCAGAATGTTTGCATCGATTCTTTCTGCAATCTTTTCTTCTGACATTTCAAGTGTAATGTAAAGTACATTCTTGTTCATCATTAAGTGACTTGCACCCATATGACACATAAACAATGATTTACCAACACCCGTTCCTGCAAGACATATATTTAAAGTCTTATTTGGAATACCACCTTTTGTAATCTTATTAAAATATTCTAAGTCAAAAGGAATCTTTTCTTCTTCTGTATGGTAGAATTCCCACCTATCATCTGCATCTTCTAACTGGTCATGACCAATATGTGTATCAAAAGACACGGAAAGTGCATCCTTTAAAAGTTCGGGTATATCACCTCTTGACCTTTGTGACTTCTCATCAAGCACCTCTATAGAGTCCATGACAGCGATGTAGATAGCCCTATCTTTGCACCATTTTTCTGCCTCGTCTATTAACCAATCTTGTGGGGTTTCGTCTTGATGTGAACCAATTTCCTGTACAATAGTTTTAGAGGATTTTACAACACCATCTTGTAGACTAGTGTTGTTCTCTAAATTTATGAGAAGTGCCTCTATTGTAGGAGTTTTGGTATATTTGTCAAAGTAATTACTTACCTCTTCAAATACAGTCTTTTCATCGGTCTCGGTGAAGTACTCTGCCTTTAGAAAAGGAAGCACCTTCCGTGCAAATGAATCACTCTGAATCAGATTCTTGAGTATCGTCTGTTCTATTCTCGCTTGTTCCATACTTAAAATATCCTTGTGCGTGTTGTTCTAGTTGTTGCATTACATCATCTGTAAAGAACTTTTCGGGGTTGTTGTTAATGGTTTTACCAAATTCAGTTTTACCATTAGGTAGTTTAACACGAGTTCCTTCTTTTGTAAACACATTAAATGCGAGTGCCATGTCCAGTAACCCATAATACCTATCCAACCCTTTATCATAAGATAATCTGACATCTACCATTCTGTTTTCAACAGTCATTCTTGACTTTGCGTTTTTACAGTGAATGATATTACCAATTATCTCTGTACCCTCTTTTTCTTTCTTCTTAGATAAGAAGATAATAGAGGAAGCAGCGTACTTGAGTCCACTACCACCACCCATTTCTTTCTGAGGGAACATAGAACCAATCACATCATAAGTGTGATTTGTAACAATCATAGGAATCCCAACTCTACCCAATTTCAATGTCAATACTCTGAATGCACCTTTGGTGATTTGAGCTCTTGTCATATCTTTAGTCTCTTTACCTTCTGCAGTGTCTTCGATTTCTTTAGTAGTTGATAACATACCAAGTGAATCTAAGACAAACATCATTTTAGGACGTTTGGATTTAGGGGTTTCAGCGAATTTATCCAGTATGGATATTGCTTGATTTCTGAATTGTTGAACAGTAACGACTGGAACAATTACAACCCTTGAGGAATCAATTCCTCTAGATTCAATCATATCCTTCGATATTGCAGATTCAGATTCAAAGTAGAATACTGCAGAATCTTTATGGTCTTCTAAAAACTGTTTAACCATTCCTAATGCGAAATAGGTTTTACCAGTTGCAGATTCCCCTGCGATTGCAGTAATTTTGTTTGAAGGAAGTCCACCGTATAGTGAACCACTTAGAAGTGCGTTGAATATGTGAGAACCAGTATCAATAAACTCGTCTACATCTCCAGCTGCAACTCCTTCGGAAACGATATTTGCATATTCGTTACCACTTGCCTTAATTAGGTCTTTTAATATACTCATAATAAACACTCCTCATAAATGTATAGTATCTATTATACACTAATTTGGATTATTTCGTAAGGTGTTTTTCTGAAAGTTTTTTAAGAGATTCGTCTTTGTGTAATCTTACGTCTATGTACTTTTCGACTGTAGATTTTAGGGTATGGATTTGGATTTCTATAATTATGAGTCCTGTTACGATAAGTCCTATCATAAAAATGTAGAAACAGTCCATGGGGGTTATAATCATGAGACCTTGTCTATCTGTTCTTGAGTAACAGTTCCCCTTTCTATTAGAATTTTTCTATGTTCCATGTGTTGTCCCTCAACTAGGTCTTTGTTTTCACCTGTATATGGAACTGCGTGTGAATCTAGAATCATTTGTTCATTTACTGAGACTCTATGTTGTCCTTCAAATGTTTGGTGACCACCTTTTTCGTCCATCCAATCTTCGTCTGAATCAACGTGAGATACAAATAACTCTCCAAGTATCCTTCCAAATTTTCCTTTGTCGTGAGATACAAGTGTTATATCACCTTCTGAAAGTAAGTGTTTCAAGTGTGCTTTGGAAGCTTTCCCAAATAACTTTTCTACTTTATCTCTTGTTCTAGATTCTGGCGTATCTATTCCCATTAAGCGAACTCTTTGTTTTTTTAGGACTGTAGAGAATCCTAAATCTATGTCCACATCAACTGTATCGCCGTCAACGATTTTAGTTATTGTTACATGAAATTCACTTTGTTTAAATTTTGCTTTGGCCATAGGATTATTTATACTGATTGTGTTTTCGATACGCAGTTTTTTCTTCCCAATTTTCTACTGCCTTTTTTATTCCTTCTTCTGCGAGGACGGAACAGTGGAGTTTGATTGGTGGTAATTCAAGAGCTGTTGCAATTTCTTTATCTTTAATAAGTTTTGCTTGTTCAATTGTTTTACCTTTGAGCATTTCAACAAAAAGGGTTGATGATGCGATTGCAGAACCACAACCATAAGTTTTGAATTTGACATCTTCTATAGTGTCTCCATTCATTTTTAAATCAAGTTTCATAACATCACCACAAGCAGGAGCACCAACCATTCCAGTTGCAACATTGGGGTCTTTTGGGTCAAACCTACCTACTGAGTGTTTTTCGGGATTTGCGAGAACAGATTCGAATCTATCCACGACTTCTTTACTGTATGCCATTCAATTATTTATCCAAAAAAACTATCTAAACTTGCAACTGGTTCAACATTCCAACCAATTAAAGTGATAATGTTTTTGAGTGGTTCTATAAATGATTTATCAAATTGTAAATCATAATCAACATAATTTTGTAACTCAAATTCTCTAGGAAGAACATTGATAAACGATATGACGTTCTCATTGATTGGATTTGGAACTGTAAGATAAGTGAAGTGTATCTTATCACTATTCTTTACGTTCTCGTATCTTTTGTGGACGTTCTTTTTCTTGAGTAAGTGGTTGTATAGTAATGCACCCCGAACGTGTATGGGTGTACCCTTACTGTAAATGTTGGTTGCATCTGAATATTGTGCAAGGTTATTACAACCTCTTGGAGATGCAATCTCTTCAACAGGAAGGTTTCTAAATTCTTTTCGTGCAGTCTCTACGAAGTCCCAAACTTCTTCTTCGGTTCCGTTCATGACAACCTTTAATACTTCGGTTAACTTCTTACGAACCCATTGAGGTGTACTGGATTTTGCAGTTTCAATACCCATCATTTTTAGTTTAGGTTCTGCGAGTCTTACACCTTCGTTGTCCAATACGTTTAGAATGTATCTTTTCTTTGCAGTCCAAATACCTCTATCTGCAATAATCTCTCTACCCATTACCATTTTTTGTTGGAATGCGTTAGTGTAATCTGCGAGGTTATCATATCCATCGGTCAATACTTGTAATATTTTTTGTTGACCAGCCTCATTTAGAAAATCAACAATCTTTGACTTATCTGTACCTTCGGGAAATATCTCCTGTACCATTTTATCAAAGGACACATAAATCGAATCGGTGTCCATTGCGATTACATAATCTTCGTTTTCAGTATGTAAAACGTTATTCATAAAATCGTTTATAGTGTTCTCTGCAGTTTTGATAATCATTTGTCCTGCAGTTGTAATACCTTCTGCAAGATTCGGGTCAAAGAATGCAAAGTATTGATTTGCAAGAGCACCATATGCTGAGTTCAATGCAATCTTTCTGACCTGTTGATTGTTATATGCACGTTTGATTAACTTAGATAACTCTCGTTTTCTTGCAGGGTCTTTACACGATTCATTCTCAATTTGATATTGAATCATTTTCTTTTTCCACTCCTTTCTTTCCTCATAGAATTTTTCCATAAGTTCGGGAAGGAAACCTTGACGGTCTCTAGAAAACTTTACTCCGTTAGGTGTAACAGTATTGTTCTGTTTCTTTAGTTCAGATAGGTCATGTTCACGATTCAATAACTTATCAATACTCAAAGTCATAATATCACCCTTAATCATTTTTTCGGGTGAGACATTGTACTGCATAATGATATGTGGATATAGTGAGTTCAAGTCAAATGACATAACCCAGTCATGTTTACCTACGATTGGTTCTTTTACATACGCACCAACAATAGAATGGTGTTTTGTCTTCTCAAGTTTTTGTGGTGGTGTTTGAATCTTTTGTTCTTTAAGGAAGTTGTAGATAATAGTTTCCCAGTATTTTACCATACCAAAAGTATCTGAGTAATTACACTTCGCATTGTAAGCCATGGTCATGGTCAATTCCAGTAGACCAAGTTTATCTTCTAGGTCTTCTACAAGTGTAACGTCTTTGACATTGTATTCTAGATACAGGGAATAGTTATTTTTGTAAAGTGTATGCAGGTTTCCATATTCAGAATAATCAATCTTTTGTTTATCTAACTCAATATGTGAAATGTGGTCAAGGGAATATGATTCTTGATTTACAAAAGTTCTTTGTTTGTAAAGTGCCATGTAATCGATAATGTTGATACCATATAGATTGAACACTACAACTTTGTTACCATAGTGATTCACATAATCTCTGACATCAGACATATTCCATGGAGAAAACTTTTTATGAGAACCTTCTCCAAATAATTTATCAACACGATTACAAAGATAAGTCATGTCGAATGCATCAACATTCCAACCAGTGATTATGTCAAAACTTTCTTTACGCCAGTATTTGATAAACTCTTCGAGTAGGAATGCCTCGTTCTTACATTCATGGTATGTAACATCTGCAGGACACTCATTCCATGGGCCAATACCAAAGGTATGTGCATTATGTCTAAATGGTTTGATTGTGATTGCGTTGACTTTTTCTTCTGCAAGAGTTGGTTCGGGGAATCCGTTTTCTGACTCACACTCGATATCAAGTGTTGCGATTTTAACTTTGTTGTAGTCCCATTCAATATCACCATGGAACTTCTCTGCGATATAGGTGTAGATATACTTGTCGTATCCATGAATTTCGAATCCGTCAACTTGATTGTATTGTTCTCTGAACTTTCTTGCACCACCCATAGTGTCAAGATTAACTGCTTCTAGAGGTCTTCCGTCAAGAGAACGGAATGCAGTATCACCCTTTTTAGATAACACATAATGATTAGGTCGATATGCGACCTTCATCATATGAGGTTTGTTATTCTGATAACCCTTTACGAGTATCTTATCACGAGTACGACAAACGTTAGTATAAAAATCCATAATATAATTATATCACAAACTATATTATTCTGTCAATGTCCTTTTACTCTCGAAGTCGAAATTCTTTTTGATTACAGATTTGATTTCTTCCCAGTGTCCTATTTTGTTCAGTTCGTCTTCAACTGAAGCCATAAGGTCGGGGTGGTCTGCTGTACCACTTGCATTTTTTGTTAACACTTCAACGTTAATTTTGTGTTTTGCAATCTGAGCGTCTGCGTTTTGTATTTGAGCCATCATGACTCTGTCCATAAAATCTACCATATTATTTGTTTCCTGTTGCTAGTTTATAATTTGTCTCCAAGTTTGGTCTTACATTAAACATGGTGACTATCTGACTTTTTGGTATTGTGAATGTATACTCTCTTGCATATGGTAACCATGGTGCAAGATTGATTTCCATATTTCCATCAACGACCTGTTGAACTAATAGTTGTGCTTCAGATATAATGACATTTTTATTTGCCTTTCCTTCCGTCACATATCCCATGACGACTTCACCACCTAAAAGTTTTATTGCCTTGATTTCAGTTGAACTAAACACTTAATACTGATTCTTGTAATTCAATAGAACGTCTACCAACTTGTTTAAACCAACGTGAGTCTTCCATTTCGACTGCCATTCTTTTCCAGTCTCCTTCAACAACTGCACTCCACATATTGTTGAATTTTGCAAACCTAGTTCCACCAAGATTGAAAGTCATGTTAACTAAAACGTGTTGAATCTCTTCGGGTAGTGCATAGAAATCTTCCCCACCTTTTCCTTCGAACACATGAATTGTTTCTTCAACGTGTTTGTCAAAGTCTGACTCATAGTATGCA